GGTAATATTGTTTGCAACGACGGATTGACCGAATCGGAATGCACAACCTTTGGAGGCACATGGGTTGAAGGCGCAACATGTGACGAGAGCCCTTGCGCAGATCAGTTGGGAGCTTGTTGTTTGCCGAGTGGAATTTGTGAGCAATTAACAGAATCAGAATGCATAAGCGAAGGCGGAACTTGGACTGAAGGAGCTACATGTGGGGAGGTCGAATGCGAATAAACTACGAGATAATAACACAGGCGGTAAGGGTTGTGAATGAAACTACCTTACTAAGCGACGATGATTTGACCAACTTCGCATACGGCGAAAAACAACTCTTTGTGTCGATGAGTGATGTGTTGCGTTATTATAAACGCAAATTACAGCAACTCAAGCATGGCAGAAGAGATCGTATTCGAAACAAAAGTAAAGACGGATAAAGCCGAAGGAGAACTAAACAAAGTCAAGGGAGGCGTAAAAGATACCGACGCCGCCACAAAAGGGCTAACGAACCAGCTTGATAAAATGACGGGCGGCGCTATCTCAGGCTTCAAAGGTTTGGTGGGAGGCGTTAAATCAGGCATCGGTGCGATGAAGTCGCTCCGTGTTGCCATTGCCGCTACGGGATTAGGGTTGTTGGTTGTCGCGCTTGGCTCACTTGTCACGGCATTTCAACGGAATCAGGAAGTGGCCGATAAAGTTAATCGCGTGTTTGCTCAAATCGGAGCAGTCACAGATATATTGCTTGATAACTTTTCAAACCTGGGAGTTGCGATTATTGACGCATTCGAGAATCCTCAACAGGCCGTATCAGACTTGTGGGAGGCGATTAAAACTAACATTCTTAATAGACTGGAAGGTTTCATCAACACCTTTAAAGCGGCAGGGCGTGCCATTCAGGCTGTGCTTAATTTAGATTGGGATGCGGCAACTGAAGCGGCGGGAGATTTTGGGACCGCATTGGTTCAGGCTACGACGGGCTTTGATCAGGAGCAACAGGAAAGTATTTACAATAACTTGGTTCAAACCAAAGATGCATTAGACGCAGCAAAAAAAGCAGCTGATGAATTAGAAGGCCGCCAACAAGCGTTGCGCGATGCCAACATTCAAGCTATTCGCACCGATGCCGAACTTCGCGCTTCGATTGAGGCAAAACGACTTGCCGCCGAAGAGGAAGGGCTGTCGATTCAAAGACAAATTGAGCTATTCGAGGAAGCGGACGCCATTGAGCAGCAGCTGCTCGCTTCTCGTAAATCACGGGCGAAAGAGGAAGCCGATATACTTCGGGGAAAACAGGAGCTTTCGATAAACACAGCGAAGGACGACAGGGAGTTGGCGCAACTTGAAGCGGAACTAATTAATCTGGAGGCTCAAAGTGCGGCGCAAAGGTTAAGGCTTAACCGAAGATTGACAGGGCTACGTCGTCAACGCGCAAATGAAGAAAAGCAACTCAATCAGGAATTGCAAAAATTAAGATTGGACAACTTGGAGGATGAGCGCGAAAAATTGGAAGCGGAACAACGCATCGCGCTGGAGGCTATCCGTGAAAAGTATGGGCAAGGCACGGAACTTGAAAAGCAGTTGTTGATTAAGCAGCAAAATGAATTGCGCGAATTAGAACAAGCCGAGCGGGAGCGGGAACTTGAAGAGGAGAGGTTGGAACTTGAAAATGAGTTGTTGCGCACTACTGAAGATTCAGAACGCCGCTTTGAATTGCAGCGTATGTTGGCAGAAAAAGAACGGCAGATACAACTCGAAAATGATCAGTTAACGGCGGCACAACGCGAGCGCATTCAGTTGGATTATTTGGCGAAATTAGAAAAAATTAAAGACGCGGAAATACAAATTTCAGACGCTACAACTGACGCGGAAAAACAAAATACTACCGAAACTATTCAATCAGTAAATCAAGCAGTTTCAGCCGTTGCTGATGCAGTGGGGTTGGGTAAAGAGATTAGTGTTGCGAGTGCTGTGGTTGATACATATGTTGGAGCAAATAAGGCTATTGCGCAAGGTGGTGTAGCGGGAATAGCCGCGGCGGCAAGTGTTATTGCAGCAGGCTTGGCTAACGTGAAAAAAATTATCTCAACCGACGTGCCCGAAGCATCGGGTGGAGGCGGCGGTGGCGCACCCTCTGGCGGTGGAGGTGGTGGCGTATCAATATCTCCTTCTCAATTAACAGATGATGTGCAAGGTCAAAATCAGCGCTTCGCAGCATTTCAAAGTGCCGCGGCAAATGGTAATGACGCGCCTCCAACACGTGCCTTTGTATTGGAAGGCGACGTAACGAGCAGCCAATCGACGGTAAAAAGAATAAACAGAAAATCAAAGCTATGACAATAAAGGAAATGGAATTGGATGACGACGACTTGGGTGTATTTGCCTTGTCCATCGTTGACGTGCCCGCAATTAAGGAGAACTTTATTCATTTACGCGACGAGCCAAAACGTTTTGAGTTAGCAAAAGTTGACGATGAAAAACGCTTATTAATTGGTCCCGCACTTATTCCGAACAAGCCGATTTTTAGGCGCGATAATGAAGAAGACGAGGGGTATTACATTTACTTCAAGCCGTCTGTAATCGAGAAAGCCGCGCACAATTTTATCCGCAAGTCAATGCACCTAAATCACACGCTGATGCACGAGGAGAAGTTGGAGGGTATGAGTGTTGTTGAAACATGGCTTATTGAAGACCCCGAGCGCGACAAGTCAACAGCCTACGGATTCAACTTGCCAAAGGGCACGTGGATGTTGAGCGTGCATGTTGACAATGAAAAAGTATGGAATGAGCAGGTAAAATCGGGTAAGGTAAAAGGGTTTTCAATTGAGGCTTACTTCAGCGAAAAGAACGCAAAACCCGACCCGGTAAAAGACGCAATGAGGCAACTTTGTGATAGTATCGAAAAGGCCGCGTTATAGAGGTGCAATTATTAACAAAATTAGAATGAAATGAGTGTAAAAAAATCAATCGCTGCGATGTTGCGCGACACAGCTGAAAAGTTGGAGAAGGCAACGGAGGGCGAAAAAGAAAGAGATCAATTGAAGTTGGCCGCGCAAGGTCAACTTGAGAACGGCACTACGATAGCTACTCCGCAAGACGAGTGGGCTGAAGGTGTTGATGTATTTGTTGTGCCGAATGAGGGCGACCCCTTCCCATTAGCAGAAGGCACGTACACGCTTGACAACGGCGCAACCCTGGTTGTTGAAGAGGAGGGTGTTGTAGCTTCAATTACTTCCGCAGGTGAAGAAGGAGAAGGCGAAGGCGAAGGAGGTGATTCTGATGAGATGAAAAAAGACGACAAAAAGGAGCGCAAGGAGATGAATGACGGCGCCGTTAAATCCATTGTTGAGAAGGTTATTACCGAGCACAAGTTCGCATCTGCCGACAAGGTGGAGCAGCTGAATGATGTGATTTCGGCACAAACCGAATTGATTACCAAGCTATCGGAAGAGGTTCAAAAGTTGAACGAACCAATCAAGCAACGCGAAACCAAAAAAACACCAAAAAAGAAAATCACTAAAAAAGACACAAGTAAGATGGGCAACGAAGAACGTGCGTCTTATTTGCGTGAAATTTATAACAGTTAAGAATTATGGCAACTACACGGACATACACAGGTAACTTTGAAGGTCGCAAGGCGGCCGGTTACATCGCGCCCGCATTATACGGCGGCAAAACATTGATGAGCGGATCACCACAGGTTACCGTTCACGAAAACATCAAATACAAGTTGAACGTTCGGAATTTTGATATCTCGGATGACTTAGTCGCCGATGCAAATTGCGACTTTGATCCAACTTCAACTATCACCAACTCCGACACGGTGCTGCAACCAAAGGAGTTGAAGACAAATTTACAAGTTTGCTTCGACGATTGGTTTGATCAGTGGGAGGCAGAGCAAATTCGAGGAAGCCGACTTGACGGAGGCGAGCCGCGCGAATGGATGGACTTCCTCATGGATAGGATTAACCAACGCATTGCGCGACGCGTCGAAACTTTGGTTTGGCAAGGCGCGGACGCAACTGGCGAGTTTGAAGGTTTTATCTCTCGTCTTGGAGCGCCTGACGTAACAGCGGCGACCATTACCGAAGCTAACGTTTTGGCTGAAATGGAGAAGTTGTACAAGGAAATTACCCCTGATGTGTACGACAACATGGGTGAGCGCAATTTGAAGTTTGCCGTTGCTACTAACGTTGACAAGGCGCACCAACAAGCGTTAAGCGCTACAAATAGCGGGCAAGGTTTCCGTACAGAAGGTACAGTAGGCGAAAAGCCTCGAAACTTCTTAGGACTTGATTTGGTACGCTTACCCGGATTGCCTGCCAACGCTATGGTAATTTACGATCAAGGTGACTTGCATTTTGGCACTAACTTATTGACTGACTTTACCAACGTTAAAGTGGTTGACACGCGCGAAACTTTGGCGGATAACAATTTGCGATTGACAATGCGTTATGCAGCAGGCACACAAATTACTAACCGAAGCGACATTTTTTACTACGGCGCTGCGGTTTAAAAAAAAGGAGGTAAATTATGAGTTGTTTAATTGATAGCGGGCGCGGCATTGGTTGCCGCGACTCCGCACCCGGTATAAGAAGGGTTTTTTTCGCTAACTTCGGCTCGCTCGTTGTTACCGAAGACCCTACGAGCGGTGAAATAACCGCTTTGACTGACTCTACTTTGGATTTATTTGAGTACATTTTACCCAACCAAACGGGGGCGTTAACTGAAGAAATTCAGTCCGAAGCGGCCAATGGCTCGGTAAATTACAATCAACAATTAGAAGTAAGGCTGTTTAAAGCTACCGCAGAGGATCGCATGCAGTTGCGGCAAATTGCTATAGGTCGCCCTCACGCGATTGTTGAGACGCGAAACGGTCAGTTTTTGCTCGTAGGCTATAAGGAGGGCTTGTTGTTAACTGGCTCTTTGCAAACAGGGACGAGCGGAACCGATTTCGCAGGTTATGAGTTGACCTTGACAGGTGAAGAGCAGTTGAGCGCTCCATTTGTTGAGGAGGCAGCCATCTTGGCAGATCCTAATGTTACTATTGTAAGCGGCACTTAATGTGTACTTTTTTCTCGCGGAAAAGCCTCGGTAATTATTATCGGGGCTTTTTTTATGCAGATTAAAAAGTTCTGCGTTATATAGGTATGATAGTAGTAACACCTGATGGGAGTGATGTGATTATTGACTTAAGAGGTCAGGCAGTTAGCTCGTTATTAACCGGTACGCTTCGCAGCAATTATAAAATTGTGAAGACGTCCATAATTACGGCAACCACAAATGACAGATACACGGCAATAGATGGCGGCTTTTTTTCAGAAGTTACAGCGGGTGATTACAGCTTCGAGGTGATTAATTCGAGCAACGAGATTATTTACCGCGAACGGGTTAAGGTGTTGGGCAATGCAGCGCAAACCTACGAAGCAAACGAGATTGAATTTCAACATAAGATACACAACGTATGAGCGTAAGCATTATAGAGTTAAGTAGCATTCAGCGACCCGACAACAAGCCGTACACCCGAGCATCAAGCGATTGGGTATCGCTCGGAGAGAGCAACGATTACTTCGAGCAGCTTGTAAATTTGTACACCGAAAGTAATTTGCACCGCTCCATTTTGACGGGCATTTCCGAACGTGTCGCGGGCGAGGGGTTGACAGTTGACAGGCCGACAATTCATGCGGATAACTTAGGCAGGATTACATCGCTTTTTGATAATTACACCCTTGAAAAAATAGCACTTGAGGAAGCGTTATTTGGGGTTTTTGCATTGAAACTCACAACGAATGGAGCGGGAAGCGCTATTGCAGATGTAGAATGCGTAAGTATGGTGGACTTGCGACCTGAGAAAATGGATGACGCGGGTGATATTAATTATTGGTACTTCTCTCGTGACTGGTCCAATTATCGAAAAAAACAATTTGAGCCTGAGCCAATTCCTGTATTTGATTTTCAAGCGTCGCGGCAAAAAGGNGANTTTATNGCNGTTTTCAAACGTTATCANCCCGGCACNAATTACATNCCCGATGTGCCTTACAGCGGTGGGATTAATTGGATGCAGGCAGATATTGANATAAGCAAGTANCANTTNAGNAATATNCAAAACGGATTTAGTGGGGTTACTGCAATAATTTTCAAAAACGGAGAGCCNGANNCNGANACGAAACGCCGTATTGAGCAACGGTTTAAGCAAAAGTTTACCGGTGCGAGTGGTGATAAGATTGCGTTTATCTATCAAAAGCCCGGAGAGGAATCGGTTGAATTTGAAACTATACAGCTGGATGACGCGGATAAGCAGTATGAAGTGTTGAGTAAGGAGATTAATCAACGCGTGATGTTTGCTCACAAGGTTACTTCGCCCATTTTACTTGGAATCAAAGAAGACACAGGGCTTGGCAATAATGCCGATGAGATGCGCAACGCCAATAACTATTTCGACAAGCTCACTATCCGACCGAAGCAAAAATTTATCCTTGATTCAATAGGTAAAATTCTCACCTACAACGGCATCGGAACGCGCCCAAAGATTAAACCGCTCACCTTTATGGAAGACATCGAGGCGCCCGACCCCGAAGCAACACGATTGAGTGATGAAGATGAGATGCGGGTGTTGACCGACGCAGATCAAGATTATTTAATTGGCTACTTCGACCAACACGGTGAAGATGAAGCCGAATTACTTGACAACGGGTTTAAAGTGGTGCAAGAAGATGACACGCCCCCCGATGAGGAATTGAAAATTAAAGGTGAGCAGTTACGCGCTATTGAGTTGGCAGATGCGTGGGGTATTCGCCCTGACAAGTTGAGTAAGTACGACGTGCGCGCACCCGATAAGAGCGGTGTGTGGTTAGTCCGTTATCAATATGCTTTGGGAATGACGGAGCAACCGCCCGAGATTATTGACACGTCACGACAATTTTGCCGCCACATGATTGATTCGAAAAATAGCGGGAATAGAGTGTACAAACGAGAAATAATCGAGCAGCTGCAAAACCCCGAGTTTGGATCCTACAATATTTTTCGATACAAGGGCAGCTATAATTGTCGTCACAGGTGGCGCAGAAAAATCTACTTCAAACCCGCTGAAGGTACACAGGTTAATCAAGTAGGCAACGTGCCGTATGTGGTAAATAGGCTCAATGATAAAATGGCAACGCGTGTAAACACTAAACCGAAGAGATAATGGCTATTAATGTAATACAATTTATATCAGCGGGGTATTTGAAGGCGCGCACAAATGTGAACACAAATGTGAGTGATAAAATGATTAACCCGGTTATTCAAGAAGCGCAGGAAATTGACGTGATGCCCATTATTGGTGAAAGGCTGTACCGCAAGATTGAAGGCGACATTGAAAATGACACGTTGACGGGCGATTATGAAACACTGGTAAACCGATACATTGCGCCCGCGTTGGCTTACCGAAGCTATCAGCGTTTGATAAGCGTTGCGGCTTTCAAAGTTGCTGAGGGTAACGTGTACCGGTCAACTTCGGAGAATGCGGAAGGCACAACAAATACCGATTTGGCTATGATGCAACGTGCCGCATCTCAAACGGCCGACACGTACACGACGCGACTTGAAGACTATTTGTGTTTTAATAATTCGAGTTTCCCTGAGTATCGGCAAAGCATAAACGAAGAGGTAAGGGCGCGAAACCTATCTACATTCAACGGGTTGTCGCTTGGAACGGAATGGCCACGGTTAAATGAAGTCAAAGATGAGCAAGAAGAAGAAAACTAAAAACACGCGCCGCGATAACGAAAAGAAGTTAATGGCGTATATTTTTAAACTAAAAAAACAAGAAAAAAATGAGCAAAGTTCAAGGAATAATCGGATACGTTGAAACCCAAATCCCAAGTGATTGGGTCACAGCCGCCTCGGGTGACGTAAGCGAAGACAACATTGTAGCTATCCGATGCGCTGCGGACGGTGAAATTGAGGTGTTATGTAAGGGTGACGGAGCCGTTGCGGTAACATTCAACATGGTGGCGGGAGAGGTAATTCCCGCGCACGTTGCTAAAGTGGTAACTATTACGAGTGGCAACTTTCAACTGGCGAAAGGATGATAGGAATAGGTGTAGGCGTAAGTAAGTTGAGAAGGCGCGGGGGTGGTGCTTCCTTCCAACCCATACAAGCTACGGGCGGTGAAGTTACCGATGTTGAGATTAACGGGGTGATGTATCGGATTCACGATTTCAAAACGAGCGGGGATTTTGATGTTACTTCATTAGGTGACAGTGACGGAAAAATTGACGCGCTTGTTGTCGCAGGTGGTGGTGGTGGAGGTAGTGGGAATAGAGGTCAATCAGGTGGCGGTGGAGGTGCTGGTGGATTGATTTACACGACGGGAGTTTCTGTTTCTGAGCAAATTTATAATGTTGTTATTGGCGATGGTGGAATAGGCGGTGAAGATGCAGGTAGTGGGGTTGGCGGCAATGGCAATAACTCTATTTTCGCATCAATGAACGCAATTGGGGGAGGTGGTGGAGGTGCTGCCGCAGTTGGTGGCGGGGCCTCTGCCTCTAATTACATACCTCCTACCGATGGAGGTAGTGGCGGCGGTGCTGCAAGTGGCGGCAAT